CGTTAAAGGCGTCTAGTTCAGCCATAAGGTTATCTTCGCTCTGAGTCTCATTCTGGTTCTTTTGGTCTTCCTGTGTCATACGATGCTCCTTTTGAGTTATCCGCTATGCTTGCGGAGCTTTGGATTCCGAGTTAATCGCTTGTTTTACAATAGACAATTCCTCACCGACCATGCGAGTCTTGTCTCTTTGTCGCGCTTCTTCCAATTTCGCACTGGACTTCACTTTAGTCACCGCTTCCGATACCGGTTTGGTAGCTTCGCTTATTTCAGCCCTCATATTTGCGTGGAATATTTCGCGTTCTCTGGTTTGCAAGTCTCCCTGCATACGTTTGAGTTCTTCCTGCGCCTGTTGTAATTGCGCCTGTAAATTTGCTATTTCTCCCATACGTTGCATCAACGACGCTTTATCTATATCGCCTTTCATGTTCATAATGACTTGCGTTTTGTCGTAAATGCCCGCATTGAGAAGAGTTAAATCTTTTTGTAGTTCCGCCATCGGAGACTTTGATCGAGTGGAACCGACTACCACCCTTACGTCGAATTGTGCGGTTTGCATGTCGTACAGTTTTTTGACTGCCCCAGTTTTGTCGTCTATGACAGGAATGTTCAACTGAACTTCGCTTTCTTCTCCGGTAGGACTCATTATTCTAAGCGTCCTTTGCTGGTCGTAAACGTTCGGCATCCATTCGACGATTACTTTCGCCGTCTTGGTCAGCATGTCGTAAATGGGCAATATCTTCCAATTTTGCTTTCTGGAAGAAGCCTCGTCCATAATTTGAGCCTCCCCTACGGTTCCCGGCGCTCCCTGAGAGTCGCCCTGTAAAAACTTATATGCGCCAAATACTGTTTCTATGTCGTTTTCATATCTTGATTTTTCTGTATATAGAGCCGACGATACGGATGGTGGAGAAAATTCCTTTATTTTGCCAGTCGCCAAAGCACCGGGATTGGCTCTTATGATTGCATTTGGAATATGCCACTTCTGTATCTCGCTTGCATCTATTGCTCCATCTTCGTAAACCAATTTAAAATTGGTAGTTGCGTTTGTGTGTGATATTATCAAAGCTTCCGTGCGGTTCAACATACGTTGAGGCGTTTTGGCATGCCTTACGTCCCCAGTTGGGAATGGATTTCCGGAATGCTCATTGCAAGCCACCACAACCGGATATTCCGAAATGGGAAGAATTTCGTCATACAGAATAGTGTCTCCAACCACAAACACTTCCCTTACTCTCGTTTGGTAAACCAGATTTTCGGAAATAATCCCTTCTTCTATAAACCCTTCGTACTTGCCGTCGCTTATCAGAGCTTTGTATTCATCCTTGTCGTATAATTGATTTTTCCCTGTATTGTTGTCCACAATCATGGCATAAGGAACGTTTACCTTTGTAAAATAACAATATTTTCTAACTTTGCTCTGATGGTCGTTCGCCATAGTGCCGCGAGTTTCAACCATGTCTCTGGAATATTTTCCGGAAGATATTTCATTTCTGTCAAAGTCTTCCTGTGCCTTGTCTATCTCCTTGGCGTACTGCGGGAACAATATCTTAAGATTATCCTTGGTATGTATGTCGGAATAAATTACTGCACTGGCATCGCTGAAATCCGGCATCGACGTATTCGGATCGACGAAAATTGACTCAGGAGGCATTCGCCTAACCTTTATCGTTCCGAGACCTCCATCCCCTTTCCAATCGGGATAGACGTAGACGCAGGCAATGCCCTTTACTATAAAATCTTTGCAGGCTTGTCTAAAATGAACGTCGGCATCGGATTCGTACCATATTTTGTCGAGAAGCTGGTCGAAGACGTATGCCGCATCGTTATCGGTCTTTCCAACAGAGTGGACGTCCCATTCAGGAGCGGATGCGGCAATATTCGCCAAAACTTGCTCAACCGCAGGGCGTATCTTGTTATTTGCTTCGGGGGGTTGTCCCACACTGAGCAAGTAGTTCTTTTGCGTATCGGTAAGCTGTGAGCCGAGATAAAATTCATGGTCTTCGGCAATCTGATACCTGTATTCGCTGGACGAACTCTCAAAGAGAAGGTAATCCGCCCTAACTTCTTCCGCAGAAATCTTTTTTGTGTCTAACTTACGTAAGTTCAACATATTTAAGTTGTAATCTTACAATAATATTTCAATATTGTCAAAATTCTTTATTTTATTTTTCAAATAACGTTAAATTTTTCAAGCTTCAAAGAAATCCGAAGCGCTGAACATCTGTCCCGTTTCCCAATCCACTTCCATTATAGGCTCGGGAGGAAGCCATTCGCCCTTCTCGTTTCTCTCGACGTCTGGCGCCCACACGTCGTCCAATGCCCACCTTAATGCGTCCAAGGTGTCTTTTTTGAAAGTTCCATGTTCCTTGAAGTTTAAAAGTTCGCTTTCCAACTCTTCATGCGTTTCCTTCAAAAAAACGGAGTGAGATGCAAAATGTGGTTGCATCTGTTTTATCCTGTAATATTTCGTCTTTATCGCCTTTCTTGTATTAATGTTGTAGAATCTTCCGGTTTCCTTGGAATGACGCCTTACGTAGTCGGCAAGCATAACGTGACCCGTTTCTTCTATCTTGACGTCCTTCGGGTGATAATTGTCGGCAAATTCGAATATTTTGTCGGCGCCGTCCATTGGGGCGACCTGACCTCGAAAGTAATCAAGGACGTAGATGTTATATTCCTTGTCTACGGCTATCACCATTATGACCGTGTAGTCCGCTCTCACGTTTTCACTGGATGCCGGATCGACCCCAATAAATACGTTTACGGGAATTTTTTCTCTTCTTCCGTCATCGGTTCTGATTATGAAGCTCTGGTTGTCTTCGTGCACGTGACGACCCTGCCAATAGCGCAAATCCCGTTCCTTGAAAACTCGAAAACTGTCGTCTACCGGAATATTTTGATATTCCTGATAAAAATAAGCTATGTCGCCTTCGGACTTCAATCTTTCCTTTTCAGCCATAAGCCAAGAATACGGTCTTCTCTCCTTCCATAAGACTTCAACTTTTCCCTTTTTCCCAAGAAACTCGTTTCCTTCCGTTGAAAATCTACCGAACGGCAAGTTTTGAGGTATTGCCTGATAAAACATTGATTTCCAACCCTTTACCTTATAATTCCCTTCCTTGTCGTAAGCCAGTGGACCGGCTATCCTGTTCAAATACGCATCGTTGTCTACGATTGTTCCTATGAATACGAGTTTTGCGTCTCCACTTCCGGGGATTACCGCAGCATTTAGCCAACGCCTGAATTTGTCTCTGGCAGTTGGCGTCGCACTGTTCGACTCGCCTTCGCCGTCGTCTATTATGGTAAGGGTCGGGCGATATGCTCCATACTTCAAACCGCGAACCTTTTGCCCCGTTCCCCGAATCAGACACTTGCACGTTACGTTTGGTCTCCCATATTCGTCGAATCCGCCTATGATTTCCTTTTCTTCCTTACCCCAGACTTGACCCCTCCTGTCTCCAAAAAAATATTTTATCTTGGGATTGTGTTCAATTTCATTTCCTATGGATTCCAAATTGTATTTGGACTGCATTTCCGATTCCGAGATAAGCAAAAGAAACCGCTCTTCGCCAAACAAAATCCTATGCAATGGGTATATGAGATTGATGAACGTCGATTTTGCATGGTCTCTCGGAGCGACTATAGCCATTTTTTCACCCGGTTTCATAACTATAAGCTCCGACGCTATTTCCTTATGGAACTTGGGAGACTTGGAACGAACGTGATGATGCATGGAATTGTCCTTGTCGCCGAACAATACGTTTGCAAACGTGAAAATATCCACGTACATGGAGCGAAGCATTTCGACCTTGTCTTCTTCAGACGTCGAATTCAGTTTTTCGTCAACAGTCGCCATAATCCCCTATGACCGATTCTAAAAATTCTATTTTACTCTTTTTGCGTTCCACTTCGTCCAAAAGTTCAAGTATGAATTGAGCCACGTTGCCGTCGACCATATAATGTTCGTCGTCAATATAGACGAATCCGGGTTCGGAAACGTCCACCCCGTCTCCTAAAGGATTTCTATTCTTTGAGAAACTTATCGTTTTTGTCCGCTTTCGCGCCATAAGTGGTTTTCGCCAATCTTTTTCTTACAGAAGCAAGTTCCTTGACGTCTCCATCTGAAAGAGCGAATACCCCCTCAAACTGTTCCTCTTTCTTTTCCTTGACCATATGACCAAGCATATCGCTGACCCTGTTGAGGGCGTTCAGCTTTGTGGCTGGGGGCACGCTTCCGTCTATCATATCCTTATACTTACCGGCAACCCAATCGTCGTCCATACCAGCACTGGTCAATTTATCTCTCATATTCATAGCTATGTATTCCCTAATGTGCTTTTTCTTGAGAACAGCCATTCCGCGTCGCAAAGCCTGTTCCGGGTTGTTGTCCTTATATACAGACTGGTATGCGAAAATAACGGATTCGGCATCCCACATGCAGCCTTCGTCCTTTTTGCCTTCCATGAAAAGGTTGTCGACGAACGTTCTTTGTTTTGCTGTTGCTCTGACATTTTTTATCAACTCCTTGCCGAAGTAGCGCTTGTCGTAGCTGTAGTCCGGCTGTTTGGATGCATAAATGTTTTTCTTATGGACTCCCCGCTCGCCAAAACCTGTCCTGATGAAAACGTAGTCCTTTTTTACGTTGGCAGGTTTCTCTTTGCGCCTTCCCGTTACCTTAATGACCGCATTGTCCTTGGTAATTATCCAGTCGTCCTTTTCGGCGTTACGCCAGTTGTCAACTGGGCGTATGCCAAGTTCCGACGCTTCATCCTCGGTATAGACGTCGAACTTCTTTCCTCGACATTCAACCTTCATATCCTACTCGTTCGTCTTGACCATGTCCGTTACCATTTCTTCCAATTCGGCGGTCAGGCGAGCATCTTCGATTCCTTCTTCCGCCAAATCCCAATGCGTTCTGAGCTTATGTGTTATACTTGGATCGAGATTCGGGACGTCTTGCGCAAGGTGCGCCCCAGAACGCCAGAGCCTATCGTCGACTTGCTTCAATGTGTCCATATATTCTCTAGGATCGGTATGTGTCGTCGCAATCGGTTCGTCCACGTTTCTCCAATCGGTCTGTAACGTAAACGGTTTATATTCCGGACCCGTAGGAAGATATTCAAGCCTATTGACGAATGGAGCCTTGGACGGATTTTCCATAGCTTCCGCTTTAGAGCCTCCACTTACCCAACTGTATGCGTCAATCGGATTATACGGAACGTTGGCTTGCGCATAATTTTCTTGTAAAACGTTCAATGCGTCCCGAATCGCCTGTTGTTCTTCCGGTCTTTCGCTCCAGAACCTTCCTTTCAGAGACAGATTGCCTTCTTTGCTTAAATCTCTTTCTTGATGCCCTCGTTCATGCCAATTTGCCATTTCCCAATACATTTTTCTTTTTGGATCTATTGGTTCTTTAGGCATAAAAGTTCTTCCTATACTCTGAAATGCGTGTGCACTCGGTTTATAGCTCTTTACGTCTTCAAGAATCACGTCGCTTGGGATTTTTTCGTATTCTTTCGTTTCTGGGTTCCACCTTTCGCGTTCTCTAAATTCTGAGATTCCACGCCGACTCATCTCCCTTTCCAATAATTCTTTCTGTTCACTCAACTCGGATTCAGTAGCCGGTCTTTTAAACTCATTCCAACTCTCATCAAAAGAATCGTCCCAATCAAACGCATAAGCCCTGCCTTCATCGTCGTCTAAAACCGCTAGATTACCTGATTTTACCTTTGCCAATTTTTCTTCAATAGAAAGTGATTTCCAGCCTTCGCCTCTAACTGAAGTTAAAGATGAATATAGCTTGGAAAGCTTTTTTCTAGCGTCCAATGCTTTTGCTTTTTGATCCACAACGGAAAGCACTCTCTCCGCCTGCGGGGACTGCTGAAGCCTATTTATGGCGTCCATCGTGGATTGAAGCGGGTCTACCGGTTTATCGTCGCCGGAAAGGTATCTGGATAAAAACGGAGCCATCGCTAGAACGGAACGTCTTCCTTCTTCTCAACCTTGAAAGAAACGTATTCCCTGCCGGTTTTCCCGGTTTTCTTCCAACCTGCGACCTTTACGTCGGTTCCTAGGAATTTACCCTGACCAGTATAGTCCGGCTGTGATTCCTTCGACTTATTGTCGTTGGTAAAAATGGAAAACGTGTTGTCTTTTTGTTCAAACGGCATATTTAACTCCTGAATTTGGTTTAATTAATATTTAATCGCCGATCAAAATATAAATAGAATCAAAAGGCAATCAAAAGAAAAAAATAGTTGAATTCGCAACCTAAAGTAATCCTAACCTTAGGTATATTATATATAATATAAAACTTAGAATTAACTTCTACTTCTACTTCTATATTGCATGGCTTAGCCATAGCCTTGCCATCTCCCTGCCATTAGCTAAAAATGGCATAGCCATCCATATCTAACAATAAGAAGATATAAGAATATAAAACCAAAGGATTGGCTAGGGAAGGGTTAGGGAAGGGTTAGGGA